ATGGTGACGCACGGCGAGCCCGGCAACGACTGGCTGAGCGAGGCGAATCGGTTGCGCGCACAGTGGGGCATCGAGACGTTCTACTGCGACCCAGAGGACGCGAACGCGCGGCTGGCGTGGGTGCGGGCTGGCTTGCCGGTGGTAGCGGCGAACAACAGCAGGGTGGACGGTGTGCGGCAGGTGCAGGCGCTGATCGCGGGCGACAGGCTGCGTGTGGTGGCGGCGAACTGCCCTGAGGTGCTGTCGGAGTTCGGGCAGTATCACTGGCGCACCGACCGCGACGGCGAGCCGCTGGAGGATGCGGACCCGGCGAAGGAGTTTGACCACGGAATGGACGCTGGCAGATACGCGGAGATGGGGCTCGCGGCAGGGCATCACACTGGCGCGGACAATCAGCCGACGCGGCTGGGCATCATAGGCAGCAGCCCGAGTGCGGACTGGTAGGAGCGATATGGCAATCGACCCGACGACAACCAGAGACCCTGCAGCTGACGGCGTGCCGACGGCGAGCGGCATGGTGAGCCTGACGGACTGGGATCAGTTCGACCCCGGCCCGTACAAGGCATTCCCTGGGCGTCGTGAGCGCGTGCAGGAGTTCTGGCTGATGTCGCGCTATGACCCGACGATCAAGCTGTCTCTGTACGTGCTGCGGCTGATCATACTGCGCAACCTGGGCGACTATGAGCATCCTGACGAGGCGTTGCAGGAGCGCGTGCGCGAGCTACTGGGCAAGTCCGTTGACGGCGCGGGGCCTGGGGCAATCATGCGCAAGATGCTGAGCGCGTTGTGGGCGGGCTACAGCGTCGTGGAGCCAGTGTGGGGCATGGATGGCGGCTGGTACATTGAGGATGCGGCGCTGCTGCATCCGCTGAGCTTTTTCGACCCGCAGACAGGCGCGGCGGGCATCAAGCTCGACGTGGCGCAGAAGCGCGTCGCGCAGGTGACGCAGTACCAGGACCTGAGCGCGTCGCTGCTGACACAGGGCGCGACAGGGCCGCAGTCCGTGACGCTGCCTGTTGAGCGCGTGGTGTACTGGCCGCTGCATGCGGAGCTGCGCGAGGAGTGCTACGGCAACAGCCTGCTGGACGGTGCGCGCAAGGCGTGGTACTCGAAAGTGAAGCAGGAGACGTACTGGAACACGTTCGCGCAGAAGTGCGCCATGCCGACGCCGGTCTTCTGGGTGCCGCAGACAAGCATCTACGATGCACGCGCTGGGCAGCAGAAGAGCCTGGCGGAGTTCCTGCCGGGGGTGTACGAGCGGCTGCAGCCGGGGCAGGGCGTTGCCATACCCATCGACATGGATATGCCGTACAAGCTGGAGACGCTGGTACCGACGGGTGACGGCAGCGCATTCGAGACCATCTGCCGGTATTGGGACCAGCAGCTGTTCAAGGCGGTGCTGACGCCGCGCCTGCTGGTCGAGGAGCCGGAGCATGCAAGCCGGGCGCAGAGCGGCACGGTCATGGACCTGTTCATGTTGACCATCGACGGCATCGAGTCAGAGCTGGGCAGCGTGTTCATCGACCAGCTGGTACGGCCGCTGATCGTGGCGAACGTGGGCGAGCGCGCTGACGGCTATGGCGAGTGGTCGTGGGGCGAGTTGCAGTCGAAGGACCTGGAGGCGCTTGCGCGCATATTCGAGGCCCTCGAGCGCGGCAAGGCGACGGCGGTGCAGGCCGGGCAGCCCATCAGCGACCTGGACGACGACATACTACGCGAGACGTTCCCGGACCTGTACGCGGCGCCTGACGAGATAGCGGAGTACCGCGAGCAGCTGCGGGTGATGCGTGAGGAGGAGCGCGCGGCGAAGGCCGAGGCGCGTGCGCGGATGGATGCGCTGCTTGCCGGTGGCGCTGGGCAGCCGGATGAGGACGAGGAAGAGCCGGATGAGGACGATGCCGAATGAGCGCGGCTGTAGCGTTGCAGTCCAGTGTGCCGAAGCTGATCGGGCGGTCGCGAGCGTACACGACTGCTATCGACGACCTGCGCGCCGTGGTCGAGGTTGCGGATCGCGAGTATCTGCGACGTGTTGAGGACGCTATGCGATGTCTGACTGTTCCTGAAGCCGCGTTGGCAGCGGCAGAGACGGTGCCATACCCTGACGGCTGGGAGGCCGATCTGGCGCGTGACGAGATCATGGCATGCTGGGATGGCTACTCGGAGCGCAATGTCGCGATACTGAATCAGGTGCGGAGCAGCCTGCGGGGGCGCACGTCATTCGCGGCTGTCCCTGCGAGGCCTGCGCCGTGGCGCATACTGGACGCCATCGAGGCCGTTGCGGAACGGTTCATGATCTTCCCACGCGCGACGGTGGCGGAGTATGTGTCGACGCGTATCCCGCCGTTGAAGCGGGCATTCGACAGGGTACACGCGCGTGTAATCACACGGCTGCTGAGCGATACTGTGCGCGAGGGCGGTGGCGTCAGCGAGATGATCAGCGCACTGCACACACGCGGCCTGGGCACGACGCAGTTCCACCGCGAGACGATAGCGCGCACCGAGGGCAACGTCATGTTTTCGCGCGGGCAGGCGGTGGCGTATCGGCAAAGCCCGATGGTGAGCGGCTACAGGTATATCGCGGTGCTGGACGACCGCACCACCGACATCTGCGAGGACCTGCACGGCATGGAGTTCTCGCTCGACGACGCTTCCGGCGTCATGCCACCGGCGCACTACAACTGCCGGAGCACGACTGAGGCTATATTGGCGTGGGATCAGCCGTCGCAGTGGGATGACGGCGAGGTGGTGCGCGAGGGCGTCTCGCAGCCGCTGGAGGGCTTCGGTGGCGTAGACAGGGCGGACCTGCTGCCGGAGAACAGCGGCATGTCTGCTGTCGCCGACGAGTTACGGCAGGCGGACCGCGCCGAGCTGCGCGACCTGGCTGCCGACATCGACAGGATATGGGCGGGGGTGCCAGAATGATATTTCTGAATAGCTTGGAGCCGAGCACGGTGACGGTAGACGCTACTGAGCGCGGGACGTGGATGGTGCGTGGCCTGCCGTCGCTGCGTGTGGGGACATGGAACGGCAACGAGTTCACTGCTGATGACCTGGCGGCGATGACGGCGGCATTCGGCACTGCGCAGGCCGGTGGTTTTGAGCCGGGTCTGTGGCCGCGTCACAACTACGACCACCAGGGCAACGTGATGCCGCAGGACGCGGGCGCGGCGCTGGGCTTCTACAAGAGCCTGCGCTTCGATGCCGAGCGCGGGCTGCTGCTGGGCGACATCGAGGTATTCGACGAGCAGACTGCGCGCGACATGGAGCGGGGTCGGCTGCGGTACGTGAGCGCCGAGGTCGTGCGCGGTGACGATGGGCCAAGTCTGACCGGTGCGGCGTTCGTGCCTGATCCGGCAGTGAAGGGCATGCCGTGGCAGCTGGTGATCAATGCCGCGGACTATAGCACCATGCAGAATGCACAGCAGAAGGGGGGTGAGACAATGAACCCATTCATTGCGAAGCTGAAGGCGATTCTGAGCGGCGAGGCTGACGTGAGCACACTCGATGACCTCGCCACGGACGATGAGCCGACGCCGGATGTTGTCGAGCCGGTAGACGACGCCGACGCCGACGCCGATGACGTGACTGCGCTGCAGGCGGCCCACATCTCTGCGCTGCAGGCAGAGGTCGAGGCGTTGAAGGCGGATGTGCTTGCGGCGAAGCAGGAGCGGCTGGAGGCGCAGGCCGATGCGCGCGTGCAGAAGCTGCTTGGCGAGCGTGCGGTGACGCCGGCGACTGCGCCGTATGCGCGGCAGCTGTTCGTCGCGGCACTGTCCGATGCGCAGCCCGTAGTGGTGCTGGCTGACGACGGCAAGACGAAGCGCGAGGTGTCTGCGGCAGACGCGCTGGATGCGTTGCTGCACGAGACATCTCCGGGCGCGCTGTTCGGGACGCACGCCGAGGGTCTGGTGCTGATGTCCGACGCTGGCGAGCAGGACGAGACGGAGCAGGAGCGGCAGGCGGGGCTGGCCCTTGCCGCCGCTGGTGGTGTGGCAATCAAGACCAACACGGACGGAGGTGAGTAATCATGCCGTATGACATTGAACCGACGCTGACGCAGGATCGTTGGCAGGGTGTCTTCCAGCGCATCACGGCGACGCTGAGCGTGATGGTCCCAGGCGATGCGCGGAGCCCTATCGACCATGACGAGTACATCATCCCTGCGACTACACCGATGGCCCCGGTACACACCGGCACTGACCATGATCATGGTCTCTGGATGCCCATTCGGCGCACGCGCGTCTATACCGTTGCCACGTCGCCTGCGACTGAGATGGTGGTCGACGACGCCGAGCCATTCGCTGTTGGCGACACGGTACACGCGATTGACGTTGCAGGGCCGAATACGGGCTGCACCGACCTGGGCGCTATCACCGACATCGACTACGACACCAACACGATCACAGTGACGAACAACGCCACGGGCCTGAACGTGGACGACTGGATCGAGGTCACCGAGAACGGTTGCGTTGTGGTGGCTGATGACGAGTTCCGGCATCCAGCGATGGTCGGCATGCTGCAGGTGGCGCACGACGTGCGGGCGACCGCAAGCGCGACCAGCGGCACGCTCATGGACACACACGTTGTCATTCGCGGAGCCATCCGCGAGAGCGACCTGAGCTTCAACGTTGACGCGACGAACGATGAGCTGCTCATCGCGCAGTTCATGGAGCTGAGTCCGAACGCTGACGGCATCAACATCATCACTGCTCAGCACGGCGACGAGTCCGTGCAGGTACCCGATGAGGGGTATGAGAGCTAACGGAGAGGAGGTGTGATCGATGGCTGTACCTGTTTCCCTGAGACCGACTGCGATAGAGACGGCGTTCTATCAGTTCGGCACGGTGGCGACGCCGCTGAGCAAGTACTTCGGGACACGCGCGAATAGTATCCCGGGTGCGTTCATCACGTATGATCGGCATACCTACAGCCGGCAGCGTGGCCGCGTCAACAGCCGCACCGGCCCTGCGAACTTCGAGGCTGGCGCGGTGACCGACACGATCACCATCAAGGGCGAGACTTGGCGCGACGCAATCAGGATCGACCCTGAGACGCTGAAGGACATGCGGGCACCGGGCAAGGGCGACCAGAATAGGGCTAACTTCCAGGTTGCCGAC